GCTTTATTAAACAATTCCTGCATGTTTTCTAAACATTCCGTTACCTCTTCAACATCCCCTTGTTTGGCGCTGTGTGCTAAATACTCACACCACTTTTGCATCTCTTCAGCTATATCAACAACATCTTTAAGGTTTTTAATTTTTAACCATAACTTAACTTTTTTAACCATTGTCACGCGCCCTAAAGTATTCCGTTATTTCCCTTTGATTGTTAATAACTGCACCAGCGTTAGCGTTGTTAAAGGGTATCGCCCAATACTTAATAAGCATTGTGCATTCATAGGCTGTATAACCCAATGTAGCCATATGGTGCTTAATAAACCAATAGCGTATGTATGGCGGCACAGCGTTAAACTTATGGTCTATAAAAAAGCGCCATTTAGCCTCATCATCAGCCTGTTTCCACAACGCCTCATAATCAGTAGTTTGCCTAACATCAACCGCAGGGCTAAGGCTTTGTGCTACTGGCCTTAATGCTTTGGCAGCAGCCTTAATTGCATAAATTATCTCAACGGGTGTTGGCGCGTTGTCGCTTTTGACCTTAGCAATCTCATCCAAAGCCTTATTCCAGTTCATTACCTCAAAACTGCTTAAACGTTTTAGCTTATTGGCTAGTGTGCTTTTGCACTTTTCAAGTGTCATGCCTTTATGTGTTAAAAACTTATACTCATAACGCAAATACTCATAAATCTCATCTGCAATATCAGTATGGTTAACTATCTCTCTATTAGTGGACATCAATTACCCCCTGTTGAACCATCATTAATATTTCCCTTTCTGTGTACTTGGTAGATGGGTTAAGTTGATCACCACCTATAGGTAAATAAATAATCTCGGCGCTTTTTTCTATAACACCTTTATATATATCTTTATTACTATTTAAATCTTTCTTATTAATAGCCTCCGATTTCCCCATAGTGGGAATACCCATAACAGGCTTTTCAGCTTTTGGCTTTTCCAAAGTCTGTTTTGTAGCTTTAGGGTTATTTAACGAGGTTGCTAAAATGTATCTTCCTGTGCCGTTGGCGTTCTTCATGTATTCAACCCACCCACGCCCCTTTAACTCATTTAAGGCTGCAAATATTGACGCTTTACCGTCTTTATAAGATTTAGCTAGGCGTTGCACACTAAACACCCAGTTATCGGGCTTACTGGCCATATGGCAAAATAAACCCTTAGCTTTCCAACTTAATAACTGATCATTTACCAACTCATTTGGTATTTTTGTATACCCATATTTATTTGTAAGCTGGCTAAATTGTTTCACTTTGTGTCCTCTTCCTGGGCATTGGTTAAATCAATATGTGATAAACATTTACCTGTTTTTGGTATAAATGAATGCACGTTAAATTCTAATAATCGGTGTTTTGGAAAGTGTATTTTGTGACGGCCACATTGCCTACAAATAGGGCAAACAGAGTTGCATATTTCAAAATTGTGGTGGCTGTTATTATTCATTTAAGTAAATACTGTTTTTTAGTACAACAAAATATGGTAATATCCCTTTTTTATGCAAAATTATTTTGTTATTAGTTAAAATAATGAGGACACAACATTTGGCGCGTGAATTTACCTTCGGTTACTTTTTCGATTTCTATAGCGCGTTTAATTGGCAACCCCACCTTCCTCCAATATTGGATATTTTGGTGGTGGCAGTTAAGCGCCCTGGCCAGTTTTTGTTGTGTACCAAAATGTTTTATTAAGTCTTCCATAGGGAAATTATATACAAAGTTTATTTGCATTTTTACACCGGTTTACAAAGGAACAGTTAAATGACTAAAGATATAGAAACAATTGGCGATAGAGTTAAACGTGAAAGGTTAGCTAAAGGTCTTACACAACAAGGGCTTGCGAATCTTATTGGTGACCTAAGTTTTCAAAACATAGGCAACCTGGAACAAGGCAAAATTAAAAATGCGCCGGTTTATATTAATGATTTAGCAAAAGTATTAGGGGTAACTGTTGATTATTTAACACGCGGTCAAGCCCATAATTACCAAGTTAATGATCAGATACATGAGTTACTTGCAACTGATAGGCCAACTAATATTGATTTAAACCAAGCTGTTTGGGTTGTTAGCTTGCCTGTTGGTGATGAATTAATATTGCCAGCATCAGCAACTTTACACGCTAGAATAATTAGTAAGTTTTTACAAAAATAAACAAATCTATTTTGCATTCCATAATTATGGTATGCTCGTTTTTTTGTGGTTTTATTTGAGCCATAGTAAAAGTGGAGAAGCCTTAGACCACTATAAAAAGCACTAGGACACGACTGATACTGCGAGCAGCGTGTAAAAAAATTAATACAGTCAGAAGCATTGTTGCCGAAGACATAACGAAGAGGAATGCTTCTCAATTGGCGTTAGCAACAACCAAGTAAACACTTAATGGGATAGCAAAGTTACGCGGTAATGCGTACAGCCCATTTTAATAAAAAAATGTCGCAGCATGCCATTAGACTGTGTTGACAAGCGAAGGCGTATAGACCTAATTTTATTACAGAGATTGGGAATAAGTCAGATTTAGTTTCTTACTGACTCAAATCAAGGATAAGACTATGGAAGAAAATGTAGCGGAAAAGTTGGTAAATATAGAGGTAGTGACGCCAATACCTAATTATTTTTACCATAGTCCAGTTATTGCGGATGCCCAGGATATAACAGCCATGTATAAAGCATGGGATGAGCATTGCGGTGATACTTTACAAGCGTTAATTGTTTTAAAGAAAAATACAGATAGCCATAATTGGATGGTTAATATTGATGATGCGGGGTTGGCAACAAACCATTTGCTTGATTTAATAGAGATGTCCAAGTACGTGCCATATAACGGCATAGAGGTAAATATGACTAGCCTGGTTGAAATGTGGTTTAAGGTTTGCCCGGATAACCATTTTTTAGCTGATTTCTTTAATACTTAGTAAAAAATATGTCGCACTAAGCCACCTTCGGGTGGTTTTTTTTTGCGCCGGTTTAAAACAAAACTAAAAACTATTTTGCATTTATGTGTATTATTTACAAATAGATTGGTATTCTCTTAACAATATTTGTAAATGATAGGAATTAAAAATGCAAAAAAATAACCAAAAACTGGAAGTTGAACATTACAAAGTGCCACTGCTAAGGCGCACTTATTTTTTGTTAGGGCTATTAGTTGGCTATTTACCCTACTGCGTGCATCAACTTAATTCCGGGGCTTGGCTATGAAACTACGCCTATTAGAACTTTTAGATGAGGGCAAAGTTGGCCGTTTCTTTATGGCTGCTGGTTTTGCATTAGGTTTAGTGTTTGGGTTAATTATATGAGTACGTTAAGCATATACCTAAATGGCCTTAGCGCTATTGAACGCGATCAAACCGCTGATTTATTATTATTAGCAAATATCCACCCAATTATTTATGACCAAGCAACGCAAAACACTTATTCCATAGAAATTGGCCTTACTACGGCTAATGCAAGCGCCCTTGAGGGCATTTTGAAATACATTTCAACTTATATATATAAAGGAGTTACACATGATAGCAACGACTAGTAAGCAAGCATATAGAGATATTGTCAATAGTGGCACAACCCTAACGCAACAGCAAATGATTTTAGGTATTTTAGATGCTGTGGAAAGACCGTTAAGTGGCCGTGAAATTATGGCCGGTACAGGTTTAGAAATAAACGCAATTAGTGGCCGGGTTAATGATTTAAAAAAAGCCGGCAAAGTAATTGAATGCTCAAGGCGCAAATGCTCAGTTTCAAAAACAATGATAACCCCGGTAACTACTAGTTACTTATATTTAGGCAAAGGTTAGTAATTTACCTTGTAAGCAAGTTTTTTAACCCTGTACTTGTTGCCATAAACAGGGTTTTTAATTTTATAAAAGGATAAATATATCATGTCAGGTATCAATAAAGTAATCATTGTAGGCAATCTCGGAGCGCAGCCCGATTGTAAAACTACTAGCCAGGGCAATAGTGTTGCAAATTTAAGCGTGGCCACTAGTGAACGATGGTTTGATAAAAATGAGCAAATCAACAAAGAAAAAACGGAGTGGCATAGGGTCTGCGTTTTTGGAAAGCCTGCTGACTATATAGCGGACTTTGCAAAAAAAGGCTCAAAAGTTTATGTCGAGGGTAAATTACAGACCCGTAAATGGCAAGATAATACTGGTAAAGACCGATATACAACTGAGGTAGTTGTTAGTGGTTCTAAAGCCCAAATACAACTCCTGGACAAAAAAGAGCAAGATGATAACCAGGCTGATAACCAGGCTGAGAATAGGTTTGCGTACGATAGTACAAAAATGCAAAAAACACCCATAACAACTGCTGAAGATGATGAATCTGATATACCCTTTTAAATTTTTGTTATTAGCGTTAGTTATAGCTGGCTGTGCAAACAATACTGTATGCGAGCCTAATGAAAGCCTGCTGGTTTGTACAAGCAGCAATTTAACCGTGTGCGATGGTTTTTTAAATGCAAAACCGTTAATAATTAAGGAGTTTTAGTTATGAGTAATAAATACAAACCTTTCTGGTCAGAAATGCTCAACAAAGAGGAATTAATGAAATTAGATCCCCGCGCGTTGGAAAAAATAGGGCGCAAACATGGAATTGAACTAGACCGTAGATTTAGCAAAATAAAGTTAGTTGATCGACTTTATACGGTTTTATAGGAGCAGATAATGGGCGTACACCTTAAAAAATATAAATTAAGTGATGGTAAATGGGTCACTTCAAGTGATGTTATGAAAAAAACCAACGTAAAAAAATCCGCCGCACGCCATAGGCTTGCAGTAAGCGATGACCCAAAGGTAGTTTTTGCGCCAATACATACAAAAGGTATTGGTGGTTATAAACGAAATAAACATGCAACTGATGAAGCTGCTAAGGAAAAAGCTGAACTAAGCAAAAAAGCTAAACTAATTAAAAAAAACCACCCGCATTATGACAAAGGCGAAAAGGGTAAATTGCATAGGCTTTTATGGGGCAGCTGGTTTAGGAAATTAACATGAAAGTAAAAACACAAAATAAACTATTAACCGTATTAGCCTCAGTTTACTTAATTGGTTTTTTAGTAGAGGTTTTTGCTATTACGTATATTGCGGTATTTGTTTACAGCATACAAAATTCACTACTACGATGACTTTAGAGAAAGATTATTTAAACGTTCAAGAAAGCGCTGTTTATATGGGTGTTTCACTTAGCGGCTTTAAAAAAATGGCAGCTGCTTTAAATATACCATTTGGTAAAGTACCACGTGGTAATAAAATTTATAGACGTAGTGATTTAGCAAAACTAAATGAGGGCTACTTTAATGCAAAAGGAATTACATTATGACAATTGACGATAAGAAAATTAACCCGGATTATTATACGAAAGGCATACCAACTACTGAATATATTGAAAGCCATAATTTAGGCTTTTTAGCTGGGCAATGTATTAAATACCTAACCAGGTATTTACAAAAACATGAAAACCCGCTTGAAGATTTGTTTAAGTGCCAGTGGTATTTGGATAAATTAATTGAAAAACATACCCCAATACCACAAAAAATTAACCCACTTACTTCTACAGACTAATCCGATCAACACTATCCTGTAAATGCGTAGGGCTTAAATGTGCATAGCGCTCAGTTGTTTTTGATTTACCATGACCCATTAACAGTTGTATTGCACGCATACTCACCCCAGACATTGCCAGGTGTGAACCAAACGAATGGCGCAAACAATGCACCCCGTAGCCACCTTTTTTAATACCAGCGCGTATACACGCCCGGCGTAGGGCATTACCAACGCTGGTACGCTTCATAGCTGGTAATAAAAATTCATTATTCTTATCAAAGGCAGCTAAAGCCTCTTGTGCATCAGCATTTAGCTTTATAACACGCCAGCGCCCAGATTTACTACGTAGTTTTTTAGTAGACACAATATGTATAGCATCCGGATACACATTTGCACATTTAAGTTTTTGTAGTTCACCTAATCTCATGCCCGTGTTAGCCAAAAGTTTCCACCAATGCCAGTTGTTGGGTGCATTATTGTAAATATCAGTTAAATCCTCAACGCTATGCCACCTGGCTGGTTTACTTTCCAAGTCTGGTATATCTTCAATAATAAACTTTGGTACAACATAATTGTGTCTTTTAGCATGGTTAAGAAATGCCCTTAAATCTTTTAATATTGTATTTATTGTGGAAGCTGCTAAAGGCCTACATTCTAAATCCCAAATATAATCACTTACCTTT